AAGCACACAGTTAGCTGCAGATGTTATAGCTGCACCAGCATTGGCGCCTACAAGCACACAGTTCCCCGCAGATGTTATAGCTGCACCTGCGGAAGCGCCAAAAACAACGTTAGACGAAGTCCCACCATTGCCACGACCGATAGTGTGTCCATGAATTACGCCATCCTGAGAGGCACTGTCCTGCAAAAGCTTACCAGTAGTGCCGTCAAACAGGGCAATGCCGTTGTCAGTAGCCGAAGCAGGACCAACGACATCTCCAACCGAACTCACGGTAGTGAACGACAATGTGCCAGAACCGTTCGTTTGCAAAACCTGACCAGTAGTTCCATCACTTGTCGGCAGTGTGAACGCAGTGACAAAAGACTGCAGGTTGGAGTCATAAGCTAAAACAGTAGACCCAATGTCTGATGTTTTGACGAACGGGAAGGTGGAGGTAACATCAACAACTGCGGCCCCGGCCCCTGCACCGTCAGCATAAACAATAGCACTTTTGCCATCCGCCACCGTGACGTTGCCGCCCGAGCCTTGCGTTAGAACTACGCTTTCGCCAGAATTGTTTTTAACCACATACAGTTTGTTTTGGTCGTTTGGACTAATCGTCACCGTGTTGGTGCCGCTAGGTGTCCCACCGAATACAAGAACCGCATATTGCCCGTCAGACAACGTGCCATCAGAAGTGGTCAGAGTGTGTGTTGTACCGCTCAAGGTGATTGCGCCTACACCGTTGGTGAGGCGGTCAATAATCTGAAGGTTGGTATTTGTAGTACTGCCCCAGGTTCCTGACTGCTCACCTGTGGCGATGAGTTCAATACCAGTGTTCGTTGTGTATGTACTAGCCATGAGACACCTTATGCTGCAATTTCAGTCCAGATACTTCCGGGGTTTGGTTGAATCTCAGTATAACTCGTTCCGGGGTTTGGTTGAATCTCAGTATAACTCGTTCCGGGGTTTGGAACAATCCTTCCCCAAACAATCACAGGCCCGACTGTTCCCGTGGCAGAAACGCCAGTCAAGGTGACGTTGGCTGTGCCTGTCACTGTAACAGAGCCAACAGAACCTGTAGCAGAAACACCTGTGACCAGAGCAGTGATGTTAATCTTTACTGTAACAGCGCCAACAGAGGCAGAACCAGCCACCCCAGAAAGATCAACGATTGCGTTCGCCGAGACACCCACGGCGCCGACAGAACCAGTGGCAGATAGGCCAGTCTGTGGAACGACGGCATCGCCAGTTGCTGTTACGCTTCCAACTTGGCCAGTGGCGGATAGGCCAGTCACGGTGACTGCCGCGCCACCGATTGCTGTTACGCTTCCAACTTGGCCAGTGGCGCTTACCCCTGTCACAGAAACTGGGGTGAGCAAACTTACCGTGACACTGCCGGTTGAACCTGTAGCTAGAAGCCCAGTCTGTGGAACGACGGCATCGCCCGTGACCACAAGAATGCCGACGCCGCCAACGGCGGAAACCCCGGTTACATTGACTACAGCGTTGTTGGACGCAGCCCCACCATCATCGGCAAGAGGCGCTGATGCTAGAGGGTTGAAGCCAAGCATTTATTCACTCACTCATGGCTTTGTCGGCCAGACGACCGCGTTGGGGAAACCTTCTTGCCCTGTTATATCACGAAGCGCCTGACGATACACTTCCCATTCTGCCGGGACTGGCGTTCCTTTCTCGCTGTGAAACACAACGATCCAATCAGTTTCGGCAAGCAGTCGGTCTCGATGCCGCCTTACGTTGATGGATGCTTGATTCCCCTCAAGGGGGACTTCGATCCACTTCTGCTTCCAAACGCCGTCAACATTTTCAACAGTGTTCGCAAGCATGTGCGTTTTGTTGTCGAAACTCGGAGCAACCGTTGTCTCAACGCGGTAGACGCCATACGCCGCCAGCGTACTATCCGAAGTTGGCTCGGGAAAGCTGACGTTTGCGTTTTCACGGCGCATCTCACTAAGAGCGTATGGGTATTTGCTCGGACTGCCGTTTGTGACTTTGACGAACATGTTGCCCTCCAATTTAGGTTAAGCTGTAAGCCCATACGGCTCTTCCAGTAGATCCAATTATGTACATCACTTTACCGTCGGGTTTGAAGAAAACGCCCTGCGGATTTTTGTCTTGAACAACAGTGTTAAACGACTGCACGTACGACGCAGTTGATACATCCCAAGCAATGGATAGGTTGTACTCGTATGCGGCGGGCCCAGAATTGCCGGTGATGTACATTTTAAAACCGTCTGGTTTGAAGAAAACGCCGAGCGGAGTGGTGTCTTGAGCAACAGTGCTAAACGACTGCACGAACGATGTAGTAGAAACGTCCCAAGCCGTAGATAAATCGTATTCGTATACGGCGTCTCCAGAAAGGCCGATGAAGTACATTTTAAGACCGTCGGCTCTGAAGAAAATGCCATGCGGAACGGTGTCTTGAGCAGCAATGCTGAACGACTGCAGAAACGACGCAGTGGAAACGTCCCAAGCCGTGGATAGGTTGTACTCGTATACGGCGTCTCCAACAACTCCGCTGACGTACATTTTAAGACCGTCCGACTTGAAGAAAACGCCCCTCGGAGCGATGTCTTGAGCAGCAACGCTGAACGACTGCAGGAACGACGCAGTGGAAACATCCCAAGCAGTGGATAGGTTGTACTCGTTTACGTCGTCTCCAGAACTGCCAATGACGTACATTTTAAGGCCGTCAGGCTTGAAGAAAACGCTGTGCGGAGAGGTTTCTTGAGCAGCAACGCTAAAGTAAGAATTAGCGGGGGCAATCCACGCCGCAGTGGAAACGTCCCAAGCAGTGGATAGGTCGTATTCGTATACGGCGTCTCCAGTAGACCCAATGACGTACATCTTAAGGCCGTCGGGTTTGAAGAAAAGGCCGAGCGGAGCGGTGTCTTGAGCAACAACGCTAAAGCTCTGCAGGTACGAGTTTGAGGCGGTGTTCCAAGCAATGGATAGGTCGTATTCGTATACGGCGTCTCCAGAAGCTCCGCTGACGTACGTTTTAAGACCGTCAGGTTTGAAGAAAACGCCGGTCGGAGAAACGTCTTGAGGAGCAACGTACATGCTCCTCGAGAACGACGCCGTGGAAATGTTCCAAGCAGTGGATAGGTCGTACTCGTATACGTAGCCTCCAGAACTGCCAACGACGTACATCTTAAGGCCGTCGGGTTTGAAGAAAAGGCCGAACGGAGCGGTGTCTTGACCTCCAATATAGAAGTTCTGCACGTACGACGCAGTTGATACATCCCAAGCAGTGGATAGGTTGTACTCGTTTACGTCGTCTCCATTATACCCAACGACGTACATCTTAAGGCCGTCGGGTTTGAAGAAAACGCCGGTCGGATTGGTTTCTTGAGCAGCAACGCTAAAGTTCTGCAAGTACGACGCAGTTGATACATCCCAAGCGGTGGATAGGTCGTATTCGTATACGGCGTCTCCATTAGACCCAATGACGTACATCTTAAGGCCGTCGGGTTTGAAGAAAACGCCCTCCGGAGTGAGTTCTTGAGTCCCAACATAAAACTTGCCGTAAGGTGGGATGCTTGGGTTGTCTAACGTCCAAGCAGTGCCCGTAAAGCCGCCCACAGGTAGCAAGTCTCTGCTGTTTGTCATGCTCCATCTCCAGCCAGCGCGCCGTACAGAGTAGACGCAACCTTCCATAAAACAATTACGGTGTAGGCTGACGTAGACAGTGTGGGCGCATTAGCTCCGTTGTTCACCCAGATTATTGTCGGCCAAGTCACAGTGTAATCGGTTCCGTCATCAATCATCAGCGTGATCGACTGCCCAGAACTAAATCCATCCGAATAAGTTGTGTTCCCAGTCAGCGTGTGCAACTGGATAGAACCATTGTCTGGTTCTAGCGTAACAGAAGTCCCGCTGATGTTGTAAATCTCTTCGACGATAGTTCCATCCAGCGTTGGGGAGCTGAGCGTTTTGTTCGTCAACGTGTCCGCGCTTGTCGGAGTAACCGCGCCAGATGGAGGAAGCAGACTAGAAAGGTTTGCCATGTCGTAACTCCTAGACAGTTATCTCGGGACTAAACAGCCACATGTTTACGTTGGGATAGTTAGGGGTGCTGGTCTCGGTGTACAAATAGAACGACCCGCTTTGCGCTCCAGAAGGGCCAGTGGCGCCTGAAGGCGTTGAGCCACCATTCCTGTTCCATCTCGATTGAGAGGCTCCAATAGTCGTCAGCGGAGCTATGGCAAAGGAAAGCGCGGTGGACGAAGATGCCGTGTTCGTCGTGGAGGTCAAGAAACCATCTGTACCGGTGTCAAAGTTGTATGTCGTTCCCTGTATTGTAACAGTATCAACCGCGTAATCCCCAGTAAAACTTGTCCCGCTCACATAGTGCCAAGCAATCCTAAAGGTTCCAGAAACACCCACAGAAGTTGGCGTCCTCAAAAACCATGTTTGGACACCTAGATTCCCCGAGGCGCTGTAAATGGCGCTGCCTTGTATGACACCAGATGTGTCTACGACATAAACATCTATCGTCCCAATAGTTGCCCCATACCTGCTCTCGTAGAACGTCATGGACAACGGCACGACTGGTGCGCCGTAGCTTCCGCCAACCATTGATTGCATTACGCCGGTCATTACGAAACGCTGCCTGTAATCACACAAACAGTTCCGCTAATAAAAAGGATGTTTGCCACACCCCTTGTTGCCAGCGTAACAGAAGCCACATCCGTATCAGTGCCAGAAATGTAAGCTGTAGTGATTGTGCAGGTGATTGTTATGTCGCCAGTGGTGTTGTTGAAGATAACAATGGCGTCACCCTCGCTGAACGTCGCATCGGGAATTGTAATGCTGCCGCCCGTGCCAACTTGGACGTACTTTCCAACATCTGACGTCGTTAAGGTGTACGACCCGGTTTTTGTCCCTACTGGCGGGATAGTAAGAAAACCAATGTCATTAGTTCCATCAACAGTAATAGTGTTGCTGGCACCGCTGATTGTCTTGTTCGTCAGCGTGTCAGTGCTGCTTGCCGTGAAAATCGCACCCGACACACCGGCTTGAGAATACACCTGCCATGTCGTCCCACTATATGTGAACGTCAAGCTAATGTTGCCAATGTCGCAAACGACATCCTCGGACAAACCTTCAATCGTTGAGCCGTTCCGAGCCACTGTCAGGTTGTTGGATGACCAATCATCCGCGTCGGCCACAAACACGGTGTCGCCAGTTGCTGGACTTGCTGGAAGGGTGATCGTAAACGCCCCGCCAGAAGTATCCGCGAGAATTAGATCACCTGCGACAGCCGTGTAGTTTGCAGTTTTGACAACATACTCGGTCAAAACATCCTCTGCAGTCGCAGAGATAAAGACCAATGCAGAACCGGACAGGTTAAGCGCCGCGTCAGCATTACTGCTTTCAGAGACAGTGCGAGTGAGAGTAGTGCCAGACGCCGTGTAGGTGCCTGTGCCAATTTCCCAGTTGCTGCCGTCCTCGATGACGTAGCGAACTATTTGCCCGTCGGTAACGCCCGCATCCGCAAACGTCTGATACCCATCCTCCGCTGAACCAAGTGTGATTGTCCCCGTGCCAGTAGTGGCCGTGGCTACTTTTGCGCGATTAACGAGGACAACCATGGTTTACGCAATCCTGATGATGGCGTTCGAAGCATCCGCAGTTGGGAACACAATCTGGAAGTCACCAGCCGTCGCGGTTTTGTCCGATCCAAAGTCCAAAACAACAACAGTGTCAGTGGTGCTCGAACCACCACCTGTAGTAGTGTTGTAGATCAACGCACCTCGCGCCGTGATCGTTGCAGAAGTAAATGTCAAATCTGCAAAATCTGTAAACGCTGTTGTGCCAGACGTTGTTGGTGTGACATTGGTCAGCGTGCCGCCACCAGCTGCATACGAACCCGAGTCACCAACTTCGTTGGTCGCAGTGTAGTCCGTAGTCGCTGCCGTGAAGGAAGCACTGTTAGTGTACAGAGCCAACTTGAATGTATGGCCAGTACTGTTAGTAAAGTCGTGCTTGGCTTGAAGCAGTTGCTGCTTAAAGCTCGTGCACATAAAGTTGCCGGTGAACGCCATGGTTAGAGTCTCCTTATCACGTCAGCCAGTTCAGGGTGTCCTGCATCCTGAAGCGCATTATACACAGTTGTGCGGTCGCTGCGAACTGCTTGTTTTAAATACGACTCAACCACTTTAGCTATTTGGCTTTGAAAAGCATGTGCCTGCTCTCGCAAAGCAGGATGAGCCGTATCCGAAACGGAAACAATCCGTTGCGCTGCTTGTTCTGCAAGCTCCTCTGGCGTGAAGCCGCGGCCACTTGTTGTCCGAACACCCACTACTGGAGTGTCTTTGGGTATGTCAAATAAGCCTACGTTCATTGTTTCGGCCTAATCACCTTACCACGACGGTACTCGTCCGTCACCTCTTTAGCTTCGCCCAGCTGCTTGAGACCAGAGATAGATTCCTGGAGGCGTTGGACATACATCTGGGTAACGTCTTGTTCGCCCTTCATAAATATCGTTGCCTCAATCAAGGCACCGTACAGCATAGCCATCTCAGCGTTGATGCTTAGCCAAGTCGTGTCACCATCCGCACCAGACGTCAAGCTGTTCGGTCGGTAGAAATAATGAAGCTCAGCCGTATATGCGGCATCAGGAGTAGCTGCCAGAATGAAGTTCTCGTTATCAAACTGAGCAAAGTATTTTGGAGCTCCGGTCGTAGTCGCATCCGGTGTGTACTCTTGGATGAAGCTAGGATCTTTGAACTCCAAGAAGAACTTATCACCATCCGGACCCGCTAGGCTCAAAGAAAACGGCGCCAAGAAGTCGCTCGGACAAGCCAGGTATTTGTTGCCTATTGTCGTAGATGCAGTGGCGTTTTTGCGGAACAAACTAAGTTGAACCTGCTTTAGAATCCGCTCCTCTGCCATTCGAATAAACAACGGAATATTGTTCACGAAGGTGGTCTCCGTGTTTTCCGTATAATCCTGAATAGCCTGTTTTAGTTGTCCGTACGTAAAGCTCATGTTGTCACCACCGTAACTTGCCCCGTACTACCTACCATACGAGGACGAACAAGGCGAGGATCCTCTACTGTCGGCACTCCAACATACACCTGAAGAGCCTCTGGCTGATCAGGACGAGGATCTTTCAAGGCCTGTGGATCTGGCCCTGGACGAGGAGGGTAAAGCTGGGGGTGCTTAGGTTCGTATTCATCAGGACCAACAAGTGCGCCTGTCCACTCCTTCTTCATATCCCGAAGACGGTAGCGGCGACCTGAACGATCAGAGATACCCCAAGCATTTTTGCCAGATGCGAATGCCATCAGACCCTCAGATAACGAATGCTCGGCGTCAAAGTCAGAGGCACCTTGGCCTCGTCCTCATTCGCCGCGCGTTGAAACTCTTCCTCGTAGATCGACTTCATCATCTGCACACGATCAGGCGCACGCTTAACTGCGAGATAATATGCTAGACCCGCGACCATGCAGGGGTAAAAACGGAAGGGGATGCCCGTTGTGTTTGTAAGAGTATCTACGTCCTCGATGCGACGAACGTAGTAATACACCAGTTGGTCAGTGGAGTTCTCAGGCGTCTGCCACAAGTTGATGACCGGAGCGATCTGGCGATCGAAATAAAACTGCGAAGGACGACCCTGGTCCGTTTTATTCGGGAAGTTCAAATAGTCCGAACGGCTGATCCGATCCATCTCGTAGTCAGTCCCGCTGCGGCGCAGAACCATGTCTAGAATATCTACGACATCCTCTGCCAGAGTATACTGCGCTGTGCCTTGCGTCACGGTCGTCGTACCTTGGGCCACGGTCCACAGGTTCAAGCCACGGTTAGCCCATTCAGCAAACATCAAGTTCATCGAGCGACGAGCCGTCTTGGCATCGTAACCCGTCCGCATCTCTAAACCAATGCGCTCGTATGCCTCTTCAATCGCTTCCGCGACGTCGAGGTTGAAGTCTCGTGAACCTGACGTTGTCATTTCGTTTTCCTCTTAGCGGCGGAAACCCGACGCGGCTTACCAGCAGGCTGGCCCAGGCTTTTCTTCTCAGCGATCTTCTTCTTTTTCTCAGAAGAAGACATCTCACCCGCAGTCTTAGGTGTCTTAGCAGTAACCCGTTTTGTCGGACGGCAGTAAGGTGTTCCTCTCTTCTCGCCCTCTTGGCGACCACAGGGCTTTCCTGTGCGAACGTCCTTCCAGTTTTCCTTAAACCAGCGTTTTAGGGCAGCACCTTTCTCGGTCTTGCGAACAGCCATCAGAACGTCCTCGCTTTTACGATTCCGCCCTTTGCCTTTTTCTGGGTTTTATTACCCCAGTTCTTCGCACCAACCTTGCGGCATTTAGCAATGGCTCCGCTTGCATAAGCAGAGGGGAAGACCTTGTAACGGGCCTTAACCTTTTTATAGCAAGCGTCTTTTGCCATTACTTCATCTTGCCCATAGCCATCTGTTTGCGGGGGCTGCACATGGACTGGTCCACGCTGCCGCCACGAGCCATCTTGACCTTACCGCCCTTTTTGTAGCCGGCCTTAACTTTGCCGCCCATCTTCATGCCTTTGGATTTGCAACCAGCCATCGGAACCTCCGTTATTTGCTTAGCCATATTACCA